TGCGCCTTGCGGCTTCTCACGTATAACTTTGAAGTGGAAGGGTTTCTGGCTTTTCTTCAACAGTTTTAATTTATTGAGAAAAAAGTCGATATCCTTAAATCCATCTGGATATACAGCAAAGGGATAAGCCGTGTGAGGCACGGAAATAGCAAAGTTAATCCCTGATAGTCCGGGCGATTTCAAAAGATTGATTTCCGCCTCGTTTATCAGGGTAAGTGTCTTATTCTGGTTTTTGATTTTTGTTGTTATTTTGGATGGGGTGATAGGTAAGAGCACGTCATCTAGATATACACTGTATGCCATTATGTATGCACCCCTTCCGCTGATATGTTGACCTGCTCGACAAAGTCTGCCGCCAACTTGTTAATAACACCATCAACATCAGTGTCTGATGTGATAGTGTTTGCTACATCTTGGTATATCGTGATTTCCGCTGTGGTAAACCTGTTCACGACCTCGCGTTCAGCGATATCACGCATGTAGGCAAGGTCTTCTTCCATATAATCGAGGCTGTTTGCCATAGCTGCCGTGTTTCCGGCTGTGTTGCCGGTGTTCCCATTTATACCGTCAAGAGTATTGGCCATGCCACCTGCACCGCCAAAGGCATCTTCGTAAGGCGACTCAGGAATATTAGGTTTAAAAGCATTGGAGATTTTGTTTTCCAAACCTTGCCCGAACCCATACCCCGTGTTGAACGCCGAGGTATATTCAAACCGCTTTAATTTGAGATCACTTGAATTTACTTTCGACATAATTTCTATGCCGCTCCCAAATGTGCTATCGACCCATCCCCCAAGTTTTCCACGCCACCCCGACACAGCACCAGCAAGGTTTGAACCAAAGAGTGCATCTATTGCCCCTGCTAGAGCTTCGAGGATTCCCAGCACAGTATCAGCCATGTCAAAGAACAACCGGCAAATTGCCCCAATGGGGTCAACAAACAGATTTCCGAAGAAATTTGCCACGGCCACGAATGTGTTGTAAAACAAATCCACGATATCCACTATCAAGTTCCAGAATCCTACAAAGAGATTCCCGATAAATGCTAACGCGACCATAAAAGCCCCAGCAACAATGCCCGTTGCTGATACACTCTTTCCGGCGAAGTGGTTGACTGCTGCTACTGCTGCATATAGAACAGCAATTATTCCGATTATTGCCACAAGAATCCACGTGACGGGACATGCATACAATGCCGCATTAAGCCCATACTGCGCTGCCGTAGCAGCGAAAGTCGCACCTGTGGACATCATCACTGCCGCCGCTTTTACTTTTTCTTGAAAAGCCGCCCACGCATTCAATCCATTTGATATTGTCTGAACGGCATTCCATAAAAGCAATGCGGTCTTATATGCAACGAAAGCCGCGACTATCCCCCAAATAATCGGAGATATCCACGACCAGTTATCAACTATAGCGGAGCCAATGCTTATCATTATGTCAAAAACCTGAGTCGCTACCGCCGCTATCACTGTAAGTCCATTAATAATGCCCTCTGACATAACAGCAAACCTATCACTGTTACCTATTTCTGTTATCCGGTTTAAAATCGGCTCAAATGCAAGCAACGCCCTGTCCTTCATGTCAACCCAAATTTGCGCCCACGTTGTAGCCATCGCTTCAAATGCCGCATTGGTTTCTTCCGTCGCCGCGAGCACACCGCGGACGACGACACCCGCGGTAAGCTCCCCCGCTGCCGCCATTTCCTTTATCTTGCCGAGAGGAACGTCGAGATAGTCCGCTATATTCTGTATGATATTGGGTGCATTTTTAAGCACCTCGTTCAAGTCTTGTCCGCGCAGTGCACCGCTTGCCAAGCCCTGAGTCAAGTTATACATAACAGAATCTATGGCCTGACTGTCCGCGCCCGCGATGGCAAAGCCTTTGTTCAACTGTTCGGTGAAGGCGATTAATTCATCGTTGCTGCTAAAAGCGTCACCAGCTTGCATACCGAGCTTCGCAACCGCATCAGCTGTGGTCTGGTATGCCGCGCGTGACCGCTGTGCCGAGGCTCTAATTTTCGCCTCAAGCTCTGCGACGGAACCGCCATCATCGACAATGAAGTTGAGTCTGGCTCTTGTGTTAGACAGTTGGTCAGAGAGGTCCATAATTTTTTTCACTCCGACCATGCCGCCAACAGTTGCCGCTATGCCCTTCATCTTCGACCAGAGCCCATCTGCATCACTTGAGCCATTACGAATATCATTGTTGAACCGTTGCTGCGCGGCTCCTGCATTGCGGATGTTTTGCTCTATACCGTCGAGTGATACTTCCGCCCTTGCCAATTCCAATCTTGCGTCACGGATTGCCTGCACGTCCACGGCGTTGCCCGACGCTGACTGCATGGCCTCAAAGCTACTTAAAACTGTATTCAGAACTTTGTTCATGCTATTAAGTGGCGATGAAAAACCATCATACAATGCAATCGCCGCTTTTATTGTTGCCAATATTCTCACCACCTTTATCTGCGTTTTGCCTTGGNTTTTGCTTCCTTTGCCTTTTTCTTTTCCTGTTCGGTGTAAATCTCTATAGCCGCAATAATAAAGGCACGTTCGCGACGCTCAAGCCGCAGAAAGTCGGAAGGAAGCAGATGTAATTTGTGAAGGCAAAAGTAGGCGATATTAGCCTCGCCATCACCTTCACTTATGAGTTTTTTGCTTCGTCTACCTCATCTTCCAGTGTGGTGTCAAAGCTATTAACTTCCTGAATCTTTGTCAGATAATCAGCGTATTCGCCGGGAGCAAGCATTGCCTTGAGTAGTGCATCATCGCCCAGCACACCATAGCTATCCTGCAATGCAGCGTCGCTCAGGTTCGGATAGACTGTACACAATGCCGCTAGTTTCCCAACATACAGATCGTAGTCAGTTTCCTGCACGAACTGGTTTCTCTTACCGGAAACCTGAACACGATTTGTGCAAGACTTGCGAAGCTTTTCGTCCTCGGCGCTCGTAATACACTTAATTTCCCATGCCTCCGGCGCACCGTGCTCGTTCAGGAAACGCTTTGACGCAATGTACCTTATATTCTCGGTTTTGATGGCGTTTGGTGCCATAAAAGATGATAAACTCATAATAATTCCTCCAAATTGTTATTAATTAACCCCGCCTATTTTCAGGCGGGGTGTGTTTTATCTCATCCCGTTTAACAGGGCGAATTTCTCCGGCATCTCAAAGTCTTCAAACGTGAATTCGATATCTTCATCAAGATACTCGGCATCAGCGTCGAACCTCGCCAACACTCCGCCGTCTATGTTGCAGTCCTTCAGGATTACCGTCTGACGGCCGACGCTGGATGTCGGGTCTTCGTTTGTGACCTGTATGTCAAAATACACATCCTCGCCGGTATCCTTATACCGTGTCATCAACTCACGAAATATGCTGGTGTTGTAATGGATGTTTGCAGAACCGGAGCCCGCCCAGCCTGTAGCCTTGTTGCCCTTGCCGGTGCGACCAAGTATGGGCACTTCGGTTTTGTTCTTCTCAAAGTTCGCTTCAAGATTTATAGCCTGCATGAGATTATATCGGTTGCCCAATATGGTCACATAGCATTGTGCCAGCGACGCGGATATTGCATCTTTAGCATTCATTGTCTGTGGCATTTATGTTCCCCCTTTCCTAATTAACGACAACTACCATGTAGAGTTGTGACATAGCGTTGGTTGGTGTTACATAGTCCCTGACCATAACGGCGCGTTTTGTCTCGCCTTGCTCCACTGTCACCATGTCACCGCTAAAGTCTTCAATTGCGCGGATAGTCTGTAAATCCTGATGGTGCCTAACGATATCCGCCCACAGGCTTATTCGCCCGTCCTGATCATTTGGTATCTCGCCCAGATACTTAGTGTTGAACAACAGCGCAATGTCATTGCCTATCTGGTCAAGCACTCTGATAATCTGGTTGCTTGCAAAATCAGCTGATTTGTTTTCTGTGAAGCTGGTAAATGTGTTGATGTCCTCAAGCACCCTTACATCGCTGTTGACGCTGTGCAACACAAATTTACCGCTTTTGATGCAAGCCTCAAGCTCTGCATTGGTGTATCGTGTGTTGACGTTGTACTCGCCGGTGTAGGGTTTATTTGTCAGGCTGGCATTGACGGGACACGCGGCTGATGCACCAGTTACCCAGTACACAAGTGCTGTGCTCTCGGCATCTCCGACAAGTCCGTTCTCAAGGCTTATAACGCCCTCGAAGTCAGCCGCTTCAGCACGGAACAACACGGTTTGGAACTTCGCGCCGACTTCATCCCTCATGCGCTTAGTAAAGTTAATCATAAGTGTTTTAACGAGTTCACTTGTGGCTGCACAGCCCAGCGTGTTAAAGCTGTAAGGCTCTATGGCATCACAATACTTCTGATAGTCTGCGTCAACCGCAGCACCGCTTGTGCCGCCTGTCAGCGGGGTGCCAGCCGTCAGCGCCAGTGTTGCGCCTGATTTATACTCAACAAAGTTATTGGCAATCAGTTCCGCTGTCGTCTTGACTGTCTGAGTGTCCATCTTGCGCCCGGAAAAGAATGTAGACACATCGTATATCTCGTTGCCGGATTCGCTTGCTTCGTTGTATTCGATAACGATTGTCAGG